GTAGTGATTGAACTGTTGATCCGAGAGGGTCTAATAGACCTAGAAGAATTTAGTTGGGAGACTGAAGATGAGGATTAAGATTGAGGAGCTTTGGGACTCCAACGACTGCGAGACTTGTGGTGGTGGCTCTGAATACGGTGGTAGAGTCTTCTTTGACGATAAGCTAGTCTGGGAGTATATACCTCATGCAGGCTGCTATGATAATGAATACTTCGATAGAACTTATATGCTACAGAAAGCTTTAGAACTTCTTGGACATGAGGTAGAAAATGATGACTGAACATGAACAAGTACCCGGAACGGAGTACTGCGGCAATGACCACTACGAAGAACAACTAGCGGACATGAAGGAGATTGACCAATACATCTTCTTCGACTTGTATCAAGACTTTACTGACTCCACTGCTATCTACCCACCAGAGAAAGGACTGGAGTATACTGCTCTTGGCCTAGCCTCTGAGGCAGGAGAGTTTGCTGGTAAGGTTAAAAAGATGATCAGAGACAAAACCTACGATACTGATGCTATGATTGCAGAGCTTGGTGATGTGCTGTGGTATGTAGCTAGAGCAGCAGCAGAGCTTGATGTACACCTTAGTGACGTGGCTAAGGACAATGTAGAGAAGCTTAAGTCTCGTATGGAACGTAACAAGATTGGAGGGTCTGGAGATGACCGTTAAGGAACTAATAGACATGCTGATGGGATTCCCTGAAGACGAGAAGGTAATGATCCCAGACTTTAACTCTAACCTAGACCATGAAGTACAGAACGTGGTTCTTACCAACACAGGAGTTCTCCTTGACTATTGAATACGGCCCCACACTAGGTATCTCTAAAGAAATCCATGCTATGAAGTATCGTAGCAAAGGAGAATCATTCAAGGAGGCAATGATCCGTGTTGCAGATGCTCTTAAGGACAATGAAGAACATTATAATCAGTTTAAAGAAATCCTCCTTAACCAGAGGTTTCTCCCTGCTGGTCGTGTACAGGCAGCTATGGGTGCACCTCGTGAGGTGACCGCTTACAATTGCTTTGTCTCTGGTACACTAGAAGACTCCATGGATAGCATCATGGACAAGGCTGCTGAGGCAGCACAAACAATGAGACTTGGTGGAGGTATTGGTTATGATTTTAGTTCACTCCGTCCTAGAGGGGACCACATTGCGAGCTTGGACTCGCGTAGCTCCGGCCCCATTAGTTTCATGGGAATCTTCGACGCTATCTGCAAAACCATTGCTTCTGCTGGACATCGTCGAGGCGCACAAATGGGAGTCCTTAGGGTCGATCATCCTGATATCGAAGAGTTCATCAAAGCCAAAAACAACTCTACTACGCTAACTCAGTTCAATGTCTCTGTGGGTGTCACTGATGACTTCATGGATGCAGTGATAAACGACAAGATGTTTGACCTAGTGTTCGAAGGTAAACGTTACAAGACTGTCAGAGCTAGATACCTCTGGGATGAAATCCTTCGTAGTACATGGGACTGGGCTGAGCCGGGTGTACTCTTCATTGACACTATCAACAAGAAGAACAACCTAGGTTACTGTGAGACTATCGCTGCTACGAACCCTTGTTTACACCCGGATACCCTTATTGAAACTGTAGAAGGGCGTGTCCGTATTGCTGACATTAGAGAGCCGACCATTGTCTACACGTCTATGCCAGATGGTTCTCTTGGTATGGCACGTTCAACAGCATCTTGGGTTAGCAAGACTAACGCTAAAGTATGGAAGATTACTACTCGCAATGGAAAAGAAATCAAGGTGACTGCTGACCATAAGCTCCTTGTTCATGATAAAGGGTGGGTTAAAGCCTGTGACCTTGTTCTAGGGGACCGTATTGTTCAACTGTGCCGTGGCCGCAGAGGGGCAGAGTACTCTGGTGTTAAACTTACCACTGAGGACAACCGAGCCTACCGGATGGAACACCGTATGATCGCGGAATCTGTCTATGGTGACCTTGGTACTAACGTGGTTCACCATATTAATAACGATACCTATGATAACCACATTGATAACTTTGAAATTATGTCAGCAGAAGAGCATAACAGACTTACAGCCTCGACCACTCATCCTCAGAAGCACCAAGTACATGGCCTTGATGGGCGTTTTGTTCCTACTGGTGTAAGTTCTAAACGTATTACGCCTATGCCTGAACATCTCAAGTCCAACATGAAGAACCACTTCAGTAACGCTGTAGTTGAAATTATACCAGATTTTGAGGTAACAGACGTATACGACCTTACTGTTGAAGGTACTCATAATATGATTGGTAACTTCATGGTTGTTCATAACTGTGGTGAGCAACCACTACCACCCTACGGTGCTTGCCTATTGGGTAGCTTTAACCTAGTCAAGTACATTGATAACGATAATGGTTTGTATTTTGACTACGAAAAGCTTAAGCACGACATTGCTCCTGTGGTACAAGCTATGGATAACGTCATTGATCGCACTGTCTACCCCCTAGAAGCACAGCGTAGAGAGGCTCAGAACAAGCGTAGGATGGGTCTAGGTGTCACTGGTGTAGCTAACGCTGGTGAGGCTCTAGGTTATACCTACGGCTCTCCTGAGTTCCTTGAATGGCTTGAAGAAGTCATGACTGTTATTAGAGATACCTGCTACCAATCGTCAATCAGTCTGGCCTTGGAGAAGGGACCCTTCCCATTGTTCCAAGCAGACAAGTATCTGGAGTCTGGATTTGCTAGGACCTTGCCTGAGTCTCTGCGTAGGGACATTCATAATTACGGCATCCGCAACAGTCATCTGCTCTCTGTCGCTCCTACAGGCACTATCTCTCTTTCTGCTGATAACGTTTCCAGTGGTATTGAGCCTGTATTTTCTTTGAGTTACGAAAGGACCATCCAAACCTTCGAAGGTCCCAAGGTGGAAAGAGTTGAGGACTACGGCTACAGAGTCTTCGGAGTAAAGGGTAAGACTGCTAACGAGTTGTCTGTGTTTGACCATGTGAAGGTACTAAACACTGCCTCTAGGTTTGTGGATAGTGCTTGCTCCAAGACTTGTAACGTTGGTGATGAGGTTACTTGGGAACAATTCAAGGATGTCTATATGCAAGCCTACCTTGGTGGAGCATCTGGTTGTACCACCTTCAGAGCCTCAGGTAAGCGTTACGGTATCCTCAATGCTTCTGCTGTAGAAGACGTAGCAGTGGAAGAAGAAGTGCCTGAGGATGAGTTCATTGAGGAGGGTGGAGCTTGTTACTTTGACCCTGCTACTGGCCTCCGTACCTGTGAGTAATTGAATGTCGAACAAGGGTTTGTAGTAGACGTTAAAGTGGCAGACCAGAAACCCTGCGCCGTAAGGCAATACCCATTAAGATCGACTGTTAGGCCACACCTTTAGGAGAGACCATGAAAGCTACACTATTAAACTGGATGGGTAATGACAACACAGTTGTTGATGCCGCTAGAGTATCATTTAAGAAAGGACATAAGGAGTTCACTGAAGAACAGAACCATAAGCTGATCAAGTACCTTGCAGACCATGAGCACTATAGTCCCTTCGGTCATTGCTTCGCCAGCTTCCATGTAAAGGCTCCTGTGTTCGTCAGAGCACAACTAGTGAAGCATGAGTACCTTAGAATGAATGAAGTCTCTAGACGTTACGTAGATGATACTCCTGAATTCTATATTCCCCTAGAGTGGAGAGCTAAGGCTACAAATAAGAAGCAAGGCTCTGGAGATGTTCTCGACTACGAAGAAAATAATCTATGGTATGGTGCGTACAGGGAATGTGCTGTAGAGACTCTAAACCTTTACGACGATATGATTAGAGGTGGTGTCGCCCCTGAGATGGCCCGTATGGTACTACCTCAGTCTATGTATACAGAATGGTACTGGTCTGGCAGCCTAGATGCCTTTGCTAACATGGCTAAGCTACGTTGTAAGCCTGATACCCAAGAAGAAACTAGACTCATTGCTAACCAAATCAGTGAGCAAATGCTGACTAAATTCCCTGTGAGTTGGAGTGCTTTAGTAAAATGACTAATCCACTAAGTGAGCAAGTAGGTGGTTCACACTACAAGACTATGAAGATTCAGCCTATTGAATTTATTCAGGCTAATGATCTTGGTTTCTGTGAAGGTAACATTATCAAGTACACCTGTAGGTATAAACAGAAAGGCGGGGTAGAGGACCTAAATAAGGTGATCCACTACGCCCGCTTGCTTATTGAACAAATTGAAAAGGAGAAGAAAGAATGACTGAAGACAACAAATCTTCTAAAATGGTGGGGGCTATTCTCGACTATATTTATGAAGAAGGAGATGGCAAGCTAACTAATGCTGAGATTCTAGGTGTTATTGAGTTTGTTAGGTTTCAGTTCTTTGAGAATCTAAAGAAGGATGAAGAATACTGTTCAGTGCTATCTACCTAGTCTGTCTGGCTGGAGAACCTTGTAAGTTCTTCGTTGATCCCCTACCTTATCCCACTGAAGAAGTCTGTGAACTAGAGGCCATGAACATCATTGCCCGTA